GGGAGCGGCAGCAGCTAAATCATTAACTGTAGATTACGTAAGTGCTATAGTTGAAAGATAGGAGTAAACCATGGCTTACGCACCTGTAACTAGGACTGTTATTGATACGGATCGTAGATTTGTATTTAGTTTTAACCACATTAGTGATGGCAGTAATGGTGGTGTAACCACTATTGATGCATCTGGTCTAACTGCTAACAAACTTGGTCAGGCTTGCACTTATTTAGACATTGTAAAAATTCACTGTAACATTTCGACTACAGCTGCAAATGATTCTACTTTGGTAGCATTTGATGCAGACACAGATGATACAGCGATACTTTTAAATGGTGACACGGATTATGATTTTAGCTCTTTTGGAGGTATAACAAATCCAAGGTCAACTGGTGTAACTGGTGATATAAAAATTACCATACCTGTCCAAACAGCAAATGACTCTACATTTATTATGCTTGAATGCATAAAAAGGTATGAATCGTTAAGCTAATGGCTAGAAAACGAGATAAACAGCCACCTCGTACAAAGAAATATTTCCGCTCCACAAAATCTGGAGCGGGAATGACTAAGGCAGGAGTTGCAAAATATCGCAAAGATAATCCTGGATCTAAGTTAAAAACAGCTGTAACTGGTAAAGTAAAACCAGGTTCAAAAGCTGCCAAAAGAAGAAAGTCGTTCTGTGCTAGAAGTGCAGGTCAAATGAAAAAATTTCCAAAAGCTGCTGCTGATCCTAATTCGAGGTTGAGGCAAGCACGGAAAAGATGGAAGTGTTAATATGGCTGAATTTATTGGACCGATTAATAATAGAGTATTACTCAATTTATTAGATCAAAATTTCAAAAGCGGAAGCATTAGTGCTAAAGAATATAGAGATTTAAAAAAACAATTTTTTGGAAAGCCAAAATTAATACAAATGGAATTGTTCCCAAAAGATCCAAAGAAAAAACAAAAAGGAGGGTTCATGGAACAGACTAATGGATTAAAGAAAATGGGCCTGAAAAAAGGCGGAAGAATTAGAGGTCCTAAAGATCTCAAAGATAAAAAGAATAAAGAAAAAATGTCAAAGCTTAAAGAAAAACTTTTACAAAAAAGATTTCAAGCAGATCTTGATAAATTAAAAAAGAAAAAACTAACTCCACAAGAGAAAAAAGATTTAAGAGATAAAATGCTTAAAGATCAAGGTAAAATGACTAACCCTTTTCTTAAATTTAATAAGCTTGGACAACCATTTATGGAAGCTAAAGGTGGCGGACTTGCTGAAGCAACTGCAAAGTTAAAAGCTCAAGGACTAAAAAAAGGTGGTTTTCCTGATTTAAGTGGTGACGGTAAAGTTACAATGAAAGACGTTCTTATGGGTAGAGGTGTCATAAAAAAACCAAAGAAAAAACAAAGAGGTGGCGCTGTATCACCGTTTACTTTAGCAAGAAGAAGAAAATTAAGCGGTAGACTTACAGTTGATGATATTAAAAGAGCGACGCCAAAACCTTCTATGACTCTTAAGGGTGGTAAACTCAAAGGTGTAAAGGATGCACCTGAAGAACTCATGAGAGAGAAAAGAGCTAAAATTGGCAAAGCTCTTACTGGCATAAAAGGTGTAATGAAAGGACTTTCTAAAGCTGCTACAGGACCTGTGGCTGCAATTGGTAAAGCTGGCAAGAAAGCAGGTAGACTAGCTAAGAGAGGTTACGGTAAAGCAAGAAAGTGATTAGAATATTATTCATAATATTAATT